TTGATGAGCCTATTCTACGCATGGCAGCCCAAGGGTTTGTGGGAAGATGCGCCCGGCTCCAATCTGCTGGACGGTGCGGCGCCCTTCTACCGCTGTTACGAATGCGCCGACGGTCGGCATGTCGCGGTGGGATGTCTGGAACCGAAATTCTTTGCCCAGATGGTGGACGGATTAGGTCTCTCCGACAGATGTTATGACCAGAATGATCGTGAAGGCTGGCCTGCGATGCAGGTTGAATTGGCCGCGGCATTTCTGACCAAGAGCCGGGATGAGTGGGCCGCTCTGTTTGCTGCGAGCGATGCTTGCGTGACGCCGGTTCTGTCGATGGAGGAAGCGCCCCGGCACGCGCATAATGAAGCGCGGGCGACTTTCGTACAGCGTCATGGAGTGGTCCAGCCATCGCCGGCGCCCCGCTTGTCCCTCGATGCGGGCGCCATTGGCGAGCCGTCCGTCGCGTCGGCGGCGGACCTGATCGCGGCTTGGTCTTAAGGCGCGGATCGCGCCAGGACAGCGGCATTCACCTTCGTAGAAAACTTGCTTGGATCAGGACGGGGCGTTCGTCAGGACGCTGGCTGTATCGAACGGCAAGACCGCAGCGCGGCAGCCTGTCGCGCCGCTGCGGCGCAAATGCCACATCGAGATCAATTATTTCTGGTCGATATGAATCCTGTCCAGCGATAGGTGGTAAATCGCGACTAATGTCGATTTTGCCACAGGCGATCAGGCCTGCGTCGCACGCAGGTCACACGGAAAAACTGATTAACTGGGAGGATATTTATGCGATTGGCCGCACTGAAACTGGCATTGGTTGCGAGCGCCGCAGCGGTGGCATTTCCCTCATGGNCG